ACCTTGCAAGTCCTGGATGTCGCATTGCGTGGATGCGGAAATTGTCCATGTAGCCGAGTTGTTGATACCCGACCAGTGGACTCGATTGGGACGGGCCGTACCGTCGTCGGTATTTCCCAGCACCACGAAATCGCGCACAATCCCGATGTGGCGCGCTTTCGGAGGTGTCCCGCCAAGTGCAGCGAAGTTTGCTGCGGCCAGCGTGATTACCTGCGGTACATCAAACCCATTGGTTGCAATGACCGTGTTCCCCCACTGCGTCATCTCCCACCAATCGACCGCATTTGTCGCGTATGCCCCGCCAACGGTTCTGGTCGAGTCCACGTAAGCCGTACTGCCTGGAGCCTGCTGGTAGAGTTTGCTGGTCGTCCCAGCGTAGTTGTAAATATTGCCCGCAACATCTTTCGCAAAATAAGCGCCTTGGCAGCGCGCGTTCAACGCGTTCGACTGCACCGCAAGCGACGGGAAAGACTTGTACGCTCCAGGCCAAGGGATCACGTTCTGAGCAGTGATTCCCGTGGAACCAAGGTCCGGCATGTCCGGCGTCCATTCGCCGACCGCGAGAATCTTCTTCTGCAGGGCTTTCACAGGTAGTACGCCTTCGTGTACCCGGTCGTGGTGCGTGCGCGGCCAAGGGAGCGCAGCTGCGTGAGCGCCGCCGTTTCCAGCGATGATGCAGCCTGCGCTTTCTCCATATCCTTGAGGACGTTCGCGTACAGCATCTTCTCGGCGTGGAAGACGATCAGATCCTCTGCGTCAGTCGTCCATCCGTTCGTATCCGAGGATGACGATAGGGTGGACAGCTCCTTGACGTAGTAGAGCGGAAGCGCATAGGCGGCGTCAGACTTGCGATCCAGTTCAAAACGGTTCTGGTAATAGGTGAAGGACCGCGGGCGACCATTCGTCGTCGGGCGGTACTCTATTACCCTATTCATGTCCTGCGCTATCAGCTCGATGTTCTTCCCGGAAATCGTGATGTAGAACCGGTCGATCTTCAGGATGTCGGTCGGCGCCGTGACTTGCGCGCTGCTTACCGTCGCTGTCAGCGTGGTGCTCGTCTCGTTGAACCAGAAGCGCTCGCTCCTGTAATGCATAATGGCGAGCAGGATGTTTTCCTTGATCTGATTCGTCAGGTCCGTCCTGTTAAGGTCGTCAGCAATGCGGCTCTGTAGATCTCCGTATGTGCTGCCCGTTCCGGGGACGAAGATAGTCACTCTAGTTAATCCCCACTCTGTCGTTCCTCTTGTTCATCGCGCTGCCGCATCGGTCAGAGAGTCAACGCTCTTGTCCAGTGGCGGCGCTTCCGCCGTCTTCTGCTGCGCGACTACTTGCCTGTTTAGCTCTGCGATGATAGGAGCAGAAATCCTGTAGGGCAATTCCATCAGTCCTTCTCCGATGATCCGAAGCGATTGCGGAGTGACGGTCAGTGTTATTTCCATGCTGGTACCCAAAATGCTGCGCCAGTGCTGTCCTTCAGGCGCATCCATGTGTTTTGTCCGGCGGTTCCAGGTCCAGAGCCGCCGATAGTCCCTAGTGTCGCAGTCGCTCCGCCACCCAGCGCGACGAGCGCCTTACCCCACTTGATGTCTCCGGTGCTGGGGTTCAGCACTAAATTTCCAGCCCCCTTACTTATTAGATTCAGGTCTACGTCTGTTTCCCCATCCGCTGTAATCACAGGGCCGACACCAGTCGGTTCCCCTGAAATGGCGACGTAATTGACGGGCGTATCAGCAGCGGTTAAATACAGGACTTGCGCTGCTGTGGCTCCATTGCGCATGACATTGAAAATGATGCGCGCATCTTCCTGACCTGAAGTAACGTCAGTGAACCGCATCAATATTTCTGCGCCTACTTTATTTCCTCCCAAACTTTCTGTCTCGAAATCCATCCCAACGCCAATCTGTGCAGTCGGAGTGCCGCTGGTGGTATGGGTCAGCCTTAATACCCTAGTGACGCCGTTGTTCGTAGCGTCGTCAACTTCGGAGTGCAGGTTTCTATCCGGCGATGTCGTGCCTACCCCAAGGCTGTTCTTGAGATAATTTGAAGTGGACGATAACCCGATCGTTGCGTAGAGTAGGTCGGATTGGTCATAGAAATTGACGGCGGCGCTGGCGAATGACTGCGTGGCGGAATGCGTCGCGTCGCCAGCCGTGTATGTCCCGGTAATGGCCGCAAATCGAGTGTCGTCGTTCTGCCACCAGTCGATGCAGGCTGTGGCCGGCAGGCTCATCGCCCGCTTCTTGCCATATGTATCCGACCTTGCGCGTAACGAGCCGGGTACGAACGCGATGCCAGTGCCGAAAGCCACCGAATTATTAGCGAACGCAATTCCCCAAGTCGCGTCTAGAGCGTTTGGGTTGATCGTTACGTCGCCACCGGATGCAATGATTAGACCGATTGTGACGCCATCTGCGGAACTTACCGAGTAAGGGTTCCTGTCAACAAATGCACTACCGTTGTTGATCGCGTCGATTTCGACGCCGTAGGTGACGCCTTGGCCGGTCGAGCCGCCAGCGACATCGCCGCGCTTTCCTTCAAAATATCCGCCCCACACATGACGAGCAGAGCCAGTCTCGTCGTTGTACCCAATCCCGACGATTCCAATCGAAGCGGTCGAGGTTCCGTACCACGACGAGACGTTGCTGGTATCGCTCGATCTAGAACCACCAAGGACGGCGGTTAGGCCTACTCCTGAAAGAGTCTCGAACTGTGCGTCTCTTTCGACCCACCGAAGATTTGCCGCCGAACCTCCCAACCAAGAGTTGGTGGTATCCGCGAACGTGCCGCCAGCTTCGACCGCATCGCCGATCATTAACCGATGCCCGATTCGCATCAACGCTCCGGCTGGAGATTTGTCGGTCTGGAATCCAGCCGGTTTTGCAGCGATGGCAGCGGTGCGGGCTGCGGCTTCCGTAGAGTAGTCGGCGCTGGTGATGATTTCGCGCAACTTCGCCTGCACGCTCCTGCTCTGCGCACCACTACCGGACGGAAGGAATAGGATGTCATCGCCAGCGCTAACTGGGTCTTCTAGGAGAATGTCCGTAACCGTGGTCGTCGTCAGGCCATTCCCGCTGATCGTCAGAGAATATCGTCCGTCCGCGGCATAGAACGAGAAGCGGCCATTCGAGTCCGTGGTCAGCGGATTGGTGGTCGTCGTGCTGCCGTTATCTGAGTAGATCGTCGCCGTAACTCCAGCAATCGTCTTGACGAGCACCGACGCGCCGGCTACGGCGTTACCGCCGATGAGTGCAACGCTGTCCTGGAATTTTTGCAATTAAGCCGCCATCGCTTTCTTCCCGATGCGCTCCTCGAGCGCAGCCTGCACGCTAGCGATAACCGCGCTCCACGGTTCACCATCAGCCTGGCGGAACTGGCGCACGGACCCGTACCACGGCATATCAGAACCGCTCGTCGTGGTATAGCGCCATGCAGGCTTGCTAGGAGTCAGCGTCCAGCACTCTTTGCCAAGAGCGCCGGCAAGGTGAACGACGGACGTATTCACGGCAATCACTAGATCGAGAGAATTGACTACTTCCGCCGTCAGGTCATAGTCCGACTTGCGATCTGTGACGAAATCGAACTGGGAGATCTTCTTACCGAACCTGCGCTCGGCGTACATGATGTCTGCGGCGCATTCCGTGTACTGGAGCGACACGAAACTAGCGTCCATGCCAAGCAGCGGATACATCTCAGACATCTGCAGAGACCGCGCTGCGGCCTTCGTCTCCTTGTAGCCGCCCACCCAGCCCAGACCTATCTTGAAGCCTGGCAGAGCATCTACCGTGGCATTTCTGCCAGTGATGAGATACGGAGTCTTCGGGAACTCACCGTTCGACCTGAAGTGCCTGCCAAGGCTACCAACCGGGCAGCGTGCGGTAAATTCGTAGTCATTGACCCAGTGCAGCCACTCTTCCTTGCGCGTGCCGTGGCAGTCAATGCCGAACGAACGCTTGAACAGTTTCACTAGCCGCGGATGGCAGTCCAGAACCACTTTCTCGGAAACCGCTTTCAAGTCAGGGATACAGGACGAAAACATCACTTCGTCGCCGATGCCCTGCTCACCGTAGACGACAATGCGCTTGCCATGCTCGCCTTGCCACAGCGGCAGCGTGGATCCGTCAGAATGCGTGTAGGTGCGACCGAGACCGTTCTTACGATGTGATCCTTCGTCGTAGTTGGTAAATCCTTCCTTCCACTCACCGAGCTCGAGTTGCAACAGCCCAAGGTTGAACTTCGCCTCCGGGTGATCGGCTTCGATCTGCAGAGCTTTCGTAAGCCACTTCTTCCCGCCGGCCGGATGCCCCTCATTCACGTGCATGCAACCGATATTCGCGTGGATGTCTGGGTGGTCAGGCGCGAGCGCAATGGCACGCTCGAAAATTTCCTTAGCCTTCGCCTTGTTGTCCTCGTAGCGGTAGCAAAGACCGATGCCCATCAGGCACTCAGCTTTCTGGCGCTTGATGAACGCCTTCTTCCCGTCCTTGGAAGAGTCAGGATAGAAGATGCCAAGTTTCTGATAGTACGCATCGGCGTCGTCCAGGCGCTCGAGCGAGCGCCACAGCGACGAGTATGCGAGTCCGGTCTTCCTCTGCGCGACGAGGCACATCCCCATTGCGAAGAGTAGTACCGGATTGTCGAAGTCTTCGTTCAGAAGCCGATGGAGAGCCGTCTCGGCTTCCTTCAGCTTGTTGCTGTTTAGGAGTTGTACTGCGTCATTGTAAGGATTCAAACGCCCCTCTTTTTCTTGTTGAATTACTACTCAACTGCTTAGTTCGTGATGAGAGGATCGTCCATCTTGTAGAGCACAGTTACGCGCATCGTGCCGCCGGATGTGGAGTTCGAGGTAGATCCGGTAACGTAAGCCCTGACTGTTCCAACCCATGAATACGAGAACGGTACGCCGGCCGTAGCGCGGGTGACGCCAGTTGCGGAAATAGATGCCATGTAGCGCTCGGTTACGCTGTCGTCTCCAACACCGAATTGCGCCGTAGTAGCTGCGGTCGCAGTAAAGCGTGTAGTGACATCGACCACGACGGCGCCGATCGGCAACTTGAACAGGTTGACGATATCTCCAGATGACATCGTGTTGCTGAACGAGTATTCGGCTGTCTCACTGTTGAGTCCAGCGTGAACGGCTTTGATTGACGCGCTAGCTGAGGCGCGTGGGTGTGTGTACGTTGCCATTGACAAGTGTCTCCTATGGTACTCGGGCCGGAGCTTGTGACCCCGGCCCGTATTTCATTACATCAGTTAGTTACTAGCGGGTCGTCCATCTTGTACAGGACGGTGACGCGGATCGTGCCCCCGGTGCATAGCGAACCCACGCCCGTGACGTACACGCGAATCGTGTCCGCCGTCGAGTATGAGAACGGAATGCCTGCGGTGGCCCGAGTTACGCCAGTCGCCGAGATCGAAGCGCTGTATCGCTCAGTGACGCTGGTATCACCCACACCGAGCTGGCCTACCATGCCTGCTACCTGTGTGTAACGGGTGATGACATCGACCACGACGGCGCCAGGGGGGACTTTGAACATGTTGATGATGTCCCCGCCGGACATCGTGTTGCTGAACGAATACTCAGCAGTCTCGGAATTGACCCCTGCATGTACCGCCTTGGTCGAGGCACCTGCCGCAGCGCGAGGATGGGTATAGGTTGCCATGTTGTTATACCCTTAGCTCGAGGTTCTGGCCGCGGCGTAGGTGCTCGCCACGATCGAACCGAAGTCCTGCGAGTTGAACTGGAGTTTTTTCAGACCCCAGATCGCGCCCGCTGACACGCCGAGCTGGTTGCCATAGTCGAAAAGTTCTTCGACCCATGAGAACCGTTCGGCCCCGTTGTCTCGTCCGTAAGCGATTGCGCCAGCCTGAGCCCCAGCGAAGACCGAGCGGTACACGTTGGTCTGCGTCGATAGCGTGCCGGAAGCGATCACCGGAATGCGTACCGCAGTGTGCAGAACGACGTTGTTGTACACGCCCAGCGCCCCAGTGAAGATCGGGTTGCCGGTCACTTGCCCGCCAGTGATGGCGGCTTTCTGGATGTCGTACCAGCTTCCAGCCGCGGCCGAGGCGATACGCAAGTCCGTCACCTGATATGGGTGCAGGAACATGACGTAATACTCCTCGCCCTTCAGCTTGATCGGACGGATCATCGGAGTCAGCGTCTTCGCCTTCTCCACGCATACGTCGATCAGCGTCAGGCTGAACTTCTGGGTCGAGGTCGCCGAAATCGAAGATTCGGCAGTAGCACCACCAGCAAATACCCAGTTGTTCGAGGACGGCGCAACCGCCGCGTTAGACCCAGTGTAGCGGGTATCTGACTGCGGAGTATTGCCGCCAAGCTGATTGAAGAACGCGGTATCCATACGACCGGCGAACCAGTCTTGCAGGCCCATCCGCGCCTCTTCACGAACCGAGAACGGAACCCGTTGCTCGGACATCTTGCCGCCGGACCTGACCGCATGACGAAGTTGGTCAATCAGCACGTTGTCAGAATAGGTCGTCAGCGGCTCTTCGTTTCCTTCCAGCGTGCCGTCGCCGGAAATACCATCTCCGGTCAACTGCATTCTCAGGCCGACAGTGATGCGATCGCCGGGAGACTTGCTCGTCTCTTCCTTGATCTGGATCACCGAGTTTTCGTCGTCGCCGATGAACTTATAGATGAACGTCTCT